TACTTAAATCCTGCTGACATAATTAATTCTTGTTTTGTTCAACAATAGTTTTCGTACCCTCATCAATCATTTTAGCGATAGATTCAGATTCTTTCTCAATCTTCTCTTCCGCTGATTCGGGAGGGGTTACGCCTTTGAAGCCGTCATTTGCGAACTCCTGCTTCAAGTCCTTGAAGTATGCGTCCAAGTCCTCATCGTCCTTAATGGCGCATCGTTTGGCGTAGTTTTCGGGAATACCATACTCTTTTGCCTTTGCCAAAATCTGCTGGCTACGTGTTGCTTGAGCCTTTTCCGTTTCAAACTGTGTTAGCTTATCAGAAAGGTTCTTGTTGGAGTCAATTAAAGCTTGCGCCCATGCAGGCACATCGTCTTTATTCTCTTCCGTTTTAGTGGTTGTGGTAGTCTCGATTGGCTTACCGTCTTTAAGGTTATGTTTCTTCTCGTAGTTGGAAACTGCGGTCTTGGAAGCATCCCCGGCACGGAAATCACCATAGGAATTTAGCACGTCCGAGAAGCTGATACCCTCAACAATGGAGTTTACCTTTGTCTCGTCCGTTACACCCTCTGCCTTCTTAGTGGCAATTCGGGTTAAGATAGCAGTGTCCACCCCAGTAAACTTCTGTTGCAGCCCTGCCAAAATTTGTTCTAAGATTGTCATACCGTATGAATTAAAATTTGAGATTCAATTTGCGGAAATAAAAATACTACCAATACAGATGACTGATAAATATTTAGGCTTCCCATTCACGACAATCAATCCATTGTCGTAAATACGGTATATAAAGTAGTCAGTAAGTGAATGAAAGGGGAATAATTGGAGTGGTAGAAAACCACAATCAGGTGATTGTGGGAAATGAGCATAAAAAAGGCGTGAAACTGAGTGAATCACGCCTTTTTTATGCTAGCAATCTTTAAATCTTAGTCCAATTATCTCTATTCTCTATAAAATTAGAAAACCCTTTTTTATATGCAACAAAATTATTATTAATTGAGTTGAACCAACTTTCATCCTCGTTTTTTTTATACAATCTTCTTATGAAGTAATCTATTTTCGTATACTCTGAAGAACCTTCAAACCTTTCAACGAATCCTATACATGCAAGCCGAACTTTATTAAAGTCTACATTAGTTTGAATTATAGAATTAATATGTGGATCAGAAAACGAATACCCTATTGTTAGCAACTTATTGCAATCATTACAATCATTTGCAAAATTAGTAAATCCGATATTAAAAGGATTTATTAGACTTCTTTGAGTCTTAGTATACCCAACAATTATCGGGCTAAAAATTAAATTCTCACTCGGATTTCCGCCTTGAGCAGTTAAGGATTGCACCTCTCCAGTTATCGTAGATTTTACAACTCTATATTTATTCTCTACAAATTTAAAAGTCCAATAGATAGAGCCATGTAGGTAAAAGTAACTTAAATGAGAGTCTTTATTTCTTAAATAATCAGCTTTATAAACAATACTGTAATCAGATAACAAATGTTCCCCCATATATATTTTACGCTTTGAAAGAATCTGAGGTATCATAGCGTCATAATTTGTGGTATATATTTTTACTGAATATTTCTTGTTCAATAAAGATTCAATAAATTCGTTCAATCTTTCATTTAGTAGTTTATACTCAGCAGCACAAGCTTTTTCATCATATCCCTTAATGAGTTGAATAACAATATCCACAAAATGTTTGTATATAGAATAAAAATGCCTCCTTTTCTCTAATTTATCAGATATCTCATTTAGTTTTTGCTGGATGGAGTCTATTAGGACATTAACAGCAGGAGTAAATGACGTATTATACGAATTCCTGTTTTCATTGGTTGACGCTATAACATAATTCATTATAGATTCCGATGCAGCAATCACTGTCTCGAAATTAACAGTGACTCCGTCCTCCTCTTCATAAAAAGATTTTAATGTATCAAATATAAATTTACCCCAAGTTGTATTACTATCATACATATATTCTTTATCTTCAATTATTCTATCAAGAATATCTTTGGAAAATGAAGCTCCCCATGCTACAGGAAAACCTGCACCTAGTAGTAATACTATTTTCTTTCTCTTTTTCATATTTGTATTTTGGATTAGAATCCCAACATTGCGGCCGGAGGTATATTCAGCACTCGACATAGCAACCTCGCAATTTTGAGGGTCGGTTCCGAACGTCCGGAGATATAGTCATTCACACGCGATGGACTTATTCCAATCTCACCAGCAAGTTGCTTTTGACTCATCCCTTTCTCTTCAAGAGATAGCTCTATCAATTCCGCAACAGTCGGTTTTTCTATCGGATAATGTTCTTTTTCGTATGCTATCACAATATCGGACATAACTGTAAGCTCCACCGCATTCTTATCATTTGAAGGCGTATTGTCATCAACCAATGGAAGAAGTTCCTCCACTCTCGCCAAAGCAAATTCATACTGTTCTTTCGTTACTTTATTCATACTTCTATCTCTTAAATGGTTGAACAATCTATCTTATCGTAATCTTTATGAGTACCAACCCAGCGAATGAAGACGTACCCAATTGTAAACTTAACAACGACAACCAACCGATAGTTGTTGCCTCTGATATTGAAAACGTAGTGTTGGTTGCCTACATAGTCAGCAGAAAGAAAATCCACTTTAATGTCTGATAGGTTCTTCCATTCAGCTTTTTCCGCTATATCATACCAACGTTCTAAGGCTATGCGTGAATCTTCATAGCCTTTCGTCTCGTAGAACTCTTTCAATTTCTTATGTGATACAATCCTCATACCTCTTTTGTTTGATGCAAAAATATGAATTAATTTTGAATTATAAAATTTTTCCAGAGAATATATTCTATAATATAGAATTTAGCAATAAAAAAGCGGAACTAAATTAGCTCCGCTCAATAGTACGATAAGAACATGAAGTAATGAATTATCCTTTGGAGTTAGGAGACGCTGCATTGTTATTCTTTGCCGCTTGTTCCTCTTTGATTTCTGCAAGTTCCTCTTCTACCCTGCTTATTTAGGCAATCGTTTTTCTAAAAGACGTTGAATGCTTTTGTGTATTTTCCCTATAACCTCATAATAACGTGGCTCCTCAAAGCCATTATAACATTCACTTTCTTTATCTAAGTTACAAAGGTCATCATTGCTATCTATAATAATTTTGGCATTTTTATCCTTCTGGTACCTAACTTTAAATTTAACTAAATAATTAGATAAAGCATACACATCACTAAATGCAGAACCACAACCATACAAATCATAATCTTGGTTCTCTTTTCTTATTGCTTCATCTGCTTTTATAAGCAATCGAAGCAATTGAGTATCTATTTTATAACCAATATCCTCATTCTTTCTTCGATTTTTGCCAAATAAAATCAAAACTCCCTCTCTTAATGAAGGAATGGACCCTATTACTACAGCTGCTACAACAATGGTAGCTATAATCCAATTATCTAAAAAGAAATTGATAATAGTGTCGTATTTTGTAATTGTTTCCATAATCATAACCTTTCAGCTAAATTCTTCACATCCTCCGCAGACTTCACCTCATGTACGGTATCTCCCACTTTTACGAAACCGATAACATTACTGGCATCCGGCTTTTCAAATAGTTCGGCAATAGGAACATTTAATGTATTCGCAATCTTTTCTAATGTTTGCAACTGCGGATATTCCCCTCGTAAAGTCTTATTCAGACTTATATCAGATATTCCCATTTTTTCTGCTAACTCTTTTTGAGTTATACCTTGCCCTTGACAGAGTTCTTTTATCCTTGTTCTAAAGTCCATAATACTATATAGTTTTATTCGGCAAAAATAGATATTTATACCACATAATACAATTATATGACTAAAATAAATCTACTTAGTTTTATTTTTAACATTATTTATTGCTTTAGATATTGTAAAATTAAACCAATTAGTTTTGCTTTGCAATATCAAATTAAACGAAGTAGTATAATTTAAAACATATAAGAGTATGAGCACAAAATTTAGAAGTCAGATGAAAGAGGTTATGTCTATGGCATGGTCTTTTGTTCGCAAGAACGGTTATTCAATGAGTGAAGCATTGAAATGCGCATGGGCTAATTTGAAACTGAAAACGGCTTTGAAAGTGAAGATAGTAGAGTTCTACTTCAAAAAAACTGATGGTTCGTTACGTCAAGCCTTTGGCACTCTCAAAGAAAATTTAATCGGTGAGATAAAAGGTACTGGCAGAAAGCCGAATGATAACCTGCAAGTGTATTGGGACACAGAGAAAGAAGAATACAGATGTTTCAAGAAGTGTAACCTTATTAAAATCGCATGACAATGAAAAAGAACAGTATGGCAACAGTTGAGATTGAATGCTCAAATACACATTCAATACCAGTATTCAGCGACTTTTTAAGTGAAGTACAAAAGCGGTTTGATATTGAGAAAGAAGCTAAGAATTAATTATATTCTTTTATCATACAGATGGGGTTGTTAGACCAATTTAGAGAGTTTTCTCAGCATTATAGGGGCGTGAATCACCATGCTGCGTGTATTGATATGCTTGCAGTGTAGTTCTTAACACGATTATCCAAAGGCAGCCTTCGCACGACATTAAAGACTGCCTTTATTATTCACTCTTAAATGAAATAATTATGGACGAAATTTGGAAAGATATTGAAGGGTACGAAAACGATTACCAAGTATCAAATTTAGGCAGGGTAAAATCCTTGCCAAAGAAATGCTGGAACGGCAAAGGGTATTGGTTTAGAGATGGGCGTATTTTAACGCCAGTCAAAAGCAAAAAGGGGTATTTGAATGTATGGTGCAGAAAGAACATATTCAAGGTTCATCGCTTGGTTGCAAATGCTTTTATACCTAATCCGCAAAACCTACCACAAGTAAATCACATAGACGGTGATAAAACCAATAATTGCGTTGCCAATCTTGAATGGGTTACTGATGGTGAGAACCTTCTACACGCATATAGAGTTCTTGGTAGAAAGCAAAAAACTGGTAAAAACCACCATAATTCACGAGCTGTTATACAATTGAAAGACGGCAAAATTATAAATTCATTTGATAGTCTTAATGAAGCAGCACGCGCGACAGGCGCTCATTTTTCGGGCATTTCAATGTGTTGTAGTGGAAAAATAAAGAAGCACAAGGGCTATCAATGGAGATACAAAGAGGAGTGATTTCACTCCCCTTTCTTTATGGCTTGTTTTTGTATTTCAGCTTTTCTCTTTTCTTCTTGTTCTTCTTTTATCTCAACGAGTTCTTCTTCGATGCGGTCAATATTTCCAGCGAACATTACCCCATGTCGTTGTGACCATACACCACCCGACACAGCTTTTACAGCTACATTAACTTTATCTTCTAAATTGTCAAGGCGATACGGAACAACTTCTGTACTAATATCTATCGTTTCAGATGCTTTGTTAAATTCAGATGGATTTATAGAACCTAAAGCAGAGACTATGAAGTTCACACGCCTTTGCAAGAACTCACCTATCACCTCGGCATGATTTTGAACTTGCAAATGTGTCGAAAGAAACACGTAATCGAAAGCCACTCCCGACAAAGCATTTCCAGCACCACTCAACTTTTCAAAACTGATTTGTGGTGTATTCGTCATAGAATATGCTTTCTCAAAGAGGGTTTCTACCTCAAATTTTACGGTATCATTTGCTTGGTTCCACGTCAGATACTGGGCATCCGCACCTTCACCTGTAAGTTTGACCATTCTATCCTTAACCTTACCCATGAAACCCTCTACATCACCAATTAGCTTCAATAGTGGGAAGAAATGGTAGTCTATACAATCAGCATAATTGGATAATAGTTTCTCCAACCGGACCCGGAAGGTCTTTATCTTCTTGCAATAAGGTTCAGGACGATAAGCATAGAGAACCGGTAGTTTTGGGAATCCATGAGCAAAAGGCGTTCTTTCTTCATACCCTTTAGACAAATCCCATTGATAAACCATTTTGTCCGTGATAGTCATAAAGCAGGTGATCTCCGAATCATCCATGAGCTTCTTTTTATACTCACGTGAGAAAGCAATCATTTTACCTTCATCGTTAAAGAACGGGTATAGCTTATCACCTCTGAATGGAGACCATAACACGCTTTTCAGTTTCTTGGTGGGCTTGACCTTGCCACCGAACGTAGTCTTAACTTTCTTCCAAAACTTTGCCCAAAACGAATCATCATCGGTAACATACCAATATTCTGCCGCTTCTTGTTCGGAGAGCCAGGCACGGACAATCTTCTTGTTTTGGTATTTGATTTTGTTGGATTTAAATACAGCCTTTACCGCATCCAGCAGCTTCTTTTCATCATCATCAGTCGGAATGCAATCCATAGACGGTTCTGTGCCGACCGTGAAAGCAGTTTGAATGTTCACTATATCTTGTTCCAATGGAATAGAAATACGGTTCACCGGTTCAGTCTTATACTTTGCTTCGATTTCATAAGTCTTACCAGTTTTTTCATCGAAAACTTTTTCGGATTCCTTATCAAGTACTTTTCTGTCCGGATACTTTTCTTTATCCACAATGATTTCGTGGCGTTCCGGATTCCAATCATCCCAAAGTTTGCAACGGTCGGGAAGTTCAGTCTTCCTACCTTTCTTCAGGTAGTTTATCTTCTGCCCGATGTCAGGCAATGCTAATATTTCTTCTAAATTCAATGGCATAGTTTATATTTTTAATGTGTGAATATTCCTGTTAAATCTTTCGGCTTCTGAATCTGACCAAGAAGCTCACCCAATACATAGTAACGTACAGCATCTATTCCGTGATTGTCATGGTCTTCCGGTTCGTTGATATAGTTCCCGTCCTTATCCTTTGCCCAAACATACTTTCTGAACTCGCTTTGCAAGTTGTACGAGCGTTTGGTTATATAAATCTCCATATCTTTCATTTTGTCAATTCCGGCATTGATAGAGCCTGCACCTTTCTCTACGGCATATATCTTGATTCCTCCGTTGTGTATCTCTTGAATCAAACGTGGATCTGCGCTGTCAGCAATGACTTTCAATCCCCACGGGCGAAGAGTCTTGATGATGTCAGAAGAAAGCAATCCAGTACGGTAATCCACTTCATCCAAGTAAAGGGCGTTATCAACGATACCACAACGAATGGAAGCAGACGGGTCATGCGTATAACCGAAGTCTTGCCCGAAAGCAATTTTCTTTGCCCAAGCCGGGAACTCGTCAACAATTCCCCACTTCTTGAACACAGCACCTTCTGCAACGTCAGCCCACCGGCCGATAACCACATGAGCATACTTTTCAGGATTACTCACCTTCATATCTTCCACCTCTTTCAGGAACTCAGGAGAAAGGTTATCCAAGTTATCAAAATACGTAGTATGGATATGGAGCACATTCGGATGAGTGGAAATCTGAACCTGCACACCGTCAATCTCTACCAGCTTGTGAGTTTTCTCAATGTATTTCTTGTAGATGAAGTGATTGGAATCGCATGGGTTCATTATAATGATAATCCGGTTCTGAATACCCTTCTTGCGAATGGAGAGCATTATCTTGTCGAACTCATCTTCGCTTGTCCACTCTTCCGCTTCATCGCAGACGAAAGTCGTAATGCCTTGAATGGATTTCAGTTTTGCTGTCTGGTTCCCGGAAGAAGTCTTGATACCCCGAAACATGATACGGCTCTTAGTCATCTTATTGACTATGTCCGTCTTTGTGGTCTTGAAATATTTCATGGTACCGTCCAAATCTATCTTCTCCATCATTTCGGGGATGATAGACATACCGGCAGAAACCATCGTGTAACGGGTGTAAAGAATCTGATGCACAATCTTCTCTACAGGAGTCATTTCAAAAGTCAACCGCTCAATAAAAGTAGAAGCATTGAAAGACTTTCCGCTACCACGCCCACCGGTAATAAGAATTATAAATTTTTCCTTATCCTCGTATAATGGATGGTAAATTTCTTGGGGTACTATCATTTTAGCTTGTCTTTAATCCAGGAATCAATGTTGATGCCATGCTCTATGTCTGTTGGAATATCAGCGTCTTCATCCTGCTTGCGTTCAACCTTTCTCCAATCCTCATCATGGTGATACAGCCAAACAGACATTGCTTGCAAGTTTGGTGCCAACTCGCTTTCGCTAACTTGTAATTCATCTTCGCCCGTCAAATTCCCTTCTGAATCACGGAGCTTTCTTACCACGGTGCTTTTGGTTTTTATGCCACCGAGAGCCATTGCAAGGAATTTAGCCCTTACAGTGGCATTGATTGTCGCGCGCCCACGCGCTAAGACTTCGGATATTTCGGTGTACTCACTTTTCTTTTCGCAGAAAGTTTGTGGTAAAATCCCAATGGCATAGGCAATTTCCTTATCAGTGAATCCCTTTTTGGCATACGATTCCACGAGAGAAAGAAAGTCCTCGCTTGTATAATCAAACTTTGGCTTTCTTCCTCCTTTACCTTTTCTATTTTGAGATTCACTATTGCTCATATTACTTCTTTAATTTTCCACATTTCTCACATTGTTCATACCTGAACTCAGAGAACATCACACTACCTTTCCAAACATAATGATGAACACAAAACAGGTTTTGCTTTAGAACATTCCTTATCCAAAGTATAAAATCGCCAATCATAATTTTAACCGTTATTGTTACCCATATATACACGGCGAGAAATTGGCTTGTTTCCATAGACATCAACTCCTCTTTTTGAGAAATAGCTATCTATTTTCTCAGCATATCTTCCCATTATAGATTTCGTTCTATCCCTTATGTTTCTTTGTCTTGCAGAACCTAACCCGTATTGCCCTTCCAGCGTTGTACATTATTCGTCTGGACTGCTGATATAACTGGCTATATGTTTTCTTTCTAACTCAGCTTTCCTCCCAATAATTAATCTATTCTTTCTACTTGTTCATCAAATACTTCTCCCTTTATGAACTTCATATCCGGATCATACCCGAACCTTTCGCAGAAAGCGGCTTTAGCTTCATAGGTATCAAAGGACAACATCACATAGGCATCCATGTTCTCGACTTGCTTCTGTGCGTTTTCTTTCACCTGATGCTTGACCTCTTTCATGTGGGCAACCTTTTCGGCACGTTCCAACTGCTTGGCGGCTTTATCGGCTTCTTTCTGTTCGGAAACTGGGACCATCATATCAGACAAAGCATCCGCAATAGAGTTTTCCTCTTCGGTCTGCAAAAGATAGTCGACACCAATCATATTCAAGTCTGCATCGGTCAGACCTGCATCTTTCCAGTCAATATCAGGAACAATACGGGCAAGAGCGTCAAAATCCCATGTACCTTGTGCATTAGGGTTGTTCATTAGAATGTTTAACTCCTTTTCCTGCTGCTCGTCCACGTCTATGACATCGACACGAATACGGTAGTCATTATCGGGGAACTTCTGCAATTCATCCATGACAGACAAACGTTGATGTCCGCTAACTACGGTAAGCCCGGTACGCTTATTCACAACTATTCCACCTACCAATCCGAATTTCTTGATGCCACGTTTCAGTGTCTTACGTGATTCATCAGATAGTTTTCGGGGATTATAATCCGCAAAGTGAATGGCAGAACGATTAAGTTCCACCGATTCACTCTTTATGTATTTTGATAATTCCATATTAGCCATTACTTAGACCGAAACCTCTCTGCCGAAGAGTATTCCTTTCGGCTCTTGCTATAAGATTATCACGAGATTGTTTTGCACGCCTGCTTGCGGCACTGCTACTCCATGTATTTTTTCTTCTCCAGTTAGCTTCGCTCAATCTTTCTGCCTGAGCATATATCTGTTCTCTTGTCTTTCTTTTTCTGACTCAGCAATTCTCCTTATTAATTTTGTTGATTATGATACTCCCAAAGCACTCTTTCAGCCATCGGGAAAACTCTGTAAATTCTCTGTAAATCTTGCGGGTAATTCTTCTCCATCCAAAGCATACAATCAAGATTGAAACCTACTCCCGAACTGGCTTTCAATGAATACCGAACTGGTTCAGGTAAATTGTGCTGCCTCATATAAGCAAGAATATCCTTTTGTGTCCAATCAGCCAAAGGATAAACCATACCGTTATTCTCGTAACCGTTTACCTCATACCCTTTCAACATAAGCCTACGATTCATACCATCAGCTTTTTTCATGCCCAAGAATGTATAATAAACTCCATGAGTAAGCTGCATAGCCTTTACCACATCTGCCAACTTCAATAGCTTTACTTTCGGATTTGGCACACAATACATACCGCCACGGAGAATATAAGTAAGGTTCCAATGTGGTACTTGAACAAACTCTATCTTCGGATACTTGGCTTTAGTCCAGTTTATCCAACGGTTAATATGCTCCAAATTCTTGACAAAGTACATGAACACGCAAACAATCCGGTCAAACTTTGGATAGACTAAATCAAGCAGAACAAGCGAATCCTTACCAAGTGATAAAAACAGTAAAGCCTCATTCGATTTTACCCGAATGAGGTCTATATACCGGTTCGCTCGTTCTACCTTGTTCATAGGTTAGCCACCGTTTAATCCCATTGAAACACGTAAATCAGCGTAACGCTGCCTACGTGAACCTAACTGCGTAGTACTTGCTGTACCTCTACGATTGGCAACCAATCTACCACCTGCCCCTGCACCATTCATATTTCTGCGAGGCCCGGCTACTCTGTTAATTCTTCTTGCGACTCTGCTTTCTAATTTTAAAAGTTAAACAAATCAATCTATATGTTTCTCTAATATCTTACCCAAAGTATAATCCATTTGTGCGGCAAGATATTCTTCGCCTTGATATTCGTAAACAATATCATTACCGTTTTCATCTGTGAGAATTACTGCTTCTGCGTTCTTTACCTCTACAATGATATAAGGACGCTTGCCCGTATATGCACCTGTCAGAAGCTTGATGGCATCATACTTGATAGGCTTTAATTCAGCCTCTCCTTCTTCAGGTAGTTCTGCATCAGCCGGATATTCTTTGCCACCACAGAGGTAAGTGATATACTTCTTAGCGTTAGTTGGTCTGATTTCACGGTATTCGTGAGTTTTCTTGCCTGCTAAGATTTCATCGAAATACTTCTGTTTAATCGAGAGTGTTAAAATATTCATAATCGTGCCATTTTTAATTGAATAACTAAGTAGTTGCGGGTAACGGATTCGAACCGCTGACCTTCACCAAGTCAAAGTGACGAGCTGACCACTGCTCTAACCCGCGATCATACCACTAAGGTACAACCATAACCAAAGACACAGAAACATCTTCAATCGTTATTTATGACAATCGATTTATTGTCGTAAACTAAGCCATTTATCCCGTTTTTCTCTGCACGCCTCTAAAGTAGGCGCACAGCAAGAAAACAGTTCACCACTTTCAGTACGGTAATCGTACTGGTACATTCTCACTCTCTTACCTCTCAACTTTGTTGTGTAGGTAGTGTAATTCTCTTTACCGGGTTGGCATACACTGCAACCGTTTTTGTTTATTGAGTTCATAAGCTATTTATTAAGTCCACGTACTTTTTTCAAATATTCGGTAAATTCTAACAATTCATAGAACATTCGCTTCTTCTCTATGTATTTAAGACCTTTTCGTCTAAGACCTCGCTTGTTTCTGGATACGCACATTTGACAACCCATAACACCAACATAGATATAAGATAAATGATGTCTTTTAGATTGTTTTAAGGCCCACCGAATTGATTCACGGTAATATCTGTAACTATCATTCTGGACACCCTCATAACCTTTACTCATTATGAAGTGCCCTATTTCGTTCGCTTCTTCTTCTGAATAGCAGATTGTAAATATATTATTCATTGCTTCTTTGCTTTACTTGTTCAACTAAAAATCTTTTAAACTCAGACTTATATTCATTGAATATTATCTTGTATTGCCGCCCTAATTTAGGTAGCTGCTCATAGCCCTTACCGTGCAAGAACTTGGCAACCAACTCTATCTTTTGGCGGTTGTCGAAGCCTCTATCTTTGCACATGTTGGTAATACATACATTCGCCTTGCTTGATGGTTTCTTTCCAAAAGATGGTACATACCCATGCGCCTCACGTACATAAGTTCTTGGATAGCCAACGGCATCACCTAAATACTCACCGGTGATGCAATCAAATTCACCACTAATTAAACTATCTGCTATTTCACCCATAATAATCAATATTTAATGTTTCACATTCAATCTTTCTTCACTCGTGTAAGCCACAACAAGCCCAGTTTCATCATGTCGTATCGTGATATACTTGTTGTTTTTGTCAATGGTAGTAAAGTCGTACATGGTACACAATCTACCTAATATCTTGCCCAGTTGTTTCATCAATGGGGTTTCGGGGCTGATGATTAAAACTAAATCTGCTTTCATGATTATTTATCTTTATTTGATTTCAACTTGTCAGCCCTCTTTCTCATGCTTTCTGCCAATTCGTAAAAAGCGACATTAATTAAATCACAATCTTTAGTTGTACGAATAGCATCATCCACCCTATCAGATTCTATAAGTATATCTGCATTGTCGGCAAATACTTCTAATGCCAAGATCTTTGCTTCTCTTTTAGTCATACTTCTCAAAGTGTTTACAACCGTTCTTTCTTGATGCTTTGATACGGTGCTGAAGTTTGGTGCAATACATGAGGAAATTCACGCACTGGTAGAACTTACACATACTGCAATGTCTGTCTTCTTCTTTTGCTTTCATAATCTTCTGTATTGTGGTAATCCGAAGGCTACCGGATTAAACTTAGAACTTCTCTATTTTGAGATTGTCATTGATGATAAACATACGTCCACATTCTAAAATCACGTATGTATCTGTAATTCGCTTTATTACTCTTACTACATCATCGTGCGATATGCGTGGACTACCGTCTGCATTACAACCATTAGACAAATCACCTGATACTCTATATCTCAAACCTACTGTAACTTCATTTACGTTCATAATCTTCTATATTGCGCAGGGCTTTCACCCTGCTGGTTAAACTTATAATATCGTAATCTCTTTGTTGCCTATCTCTGTATCTACATTCAGGACCTCATACTTTTGAGCCTTGTAGTTGTAAACGACTTCACAAGTATTAAACCCTCTGCCATCTTCTCTTTGGTCATAAACAGTATTTATGTGCTGGTACATTTTATTACCTAACATGAAGTTTATCTTACCTGATGTACAGAAGTAGAATGCTACTGCATATTTCAATGTTTTCTTTTCATCAATCTTCTTTGTTGCCATGATCGTATATCTTTTAATTATTAGTACCTATTGCTTTTCTAAAAAACTCACCAGCCTGTTCTACTGACATATTCAGATTCTTTTGAATCTTATTCATAACAGCATCAACATCGCTCTGTGTGTTGATCTCACCTTTGACGAACATTGTTAATATAGCGTCTGCAATTATTCTCTGTCTGATTGTCGCTGTTGTCTTCATGATTGTATGTTCTAATTGTTATTACTTCATTTCTGATGGTGTAAAAATAGTATTATTTATAATACAAAATACTGTTTATGTGTTAATAAATCACAAAACAAAGTATTATTTATAATACATACTAATAAATAAGTATTTTTGCATCATGGAAGCAAAAGGAGTAATACATTTGGAATTTAAGGCAACTGGACTACACAGATACTTCGGTTCGCCATCGGCTATGTATGATAACTATACAAGTCAAGAATTAGGAATTGCCCGGCAGTCATTACTGAACTACTGGCAGAAAACGGAAAAGCCTTATGAGAATACTATTTGCATTATTAGAAAGGGGGAGTTAGAACGAAAAAGTAAAAACATAATGAAAAGTAAAGAACAATTATTACAAGACCTAAATGAAAAAAAAGTTTTATTTGGGGAAAAGTATAACATTAATGTTGTACAAGTAGATCTATATGTCGAACAATACGTTAAAGAACATATACAAGGTATTATATCTAACGTTCCCATTGAAGAATTGCTAAAAAAGAGATTTGAGGCTTTAGACTTTATAGATGATATGGAAAAAAATGAAGTTGGGTCTGGTGAAAAAAGCTTAAAATATATTTTAAGCTTAATAAGTTAGATACGATCTACAAAAAAACTAAGTATATCATTTTTTCTCAGCATCTCTCCGATGATATTCTATAAGCTTATACTAAAATGGATATAAAAAATCTTTTAGAATTACAACCTAGTACATGGTTTAAAATAGCTATTACTTGTTTATCTACTTTTTTACCTTGGACACTTCATTTATATTTATTTAAAGAAGATCTATTTATAGATTTAGATGTATTTAAAATAATATTATTAGCATCAACTTTATCAATTCCTATGTGGGTTGCTAATTTTATTATTTCATGCATTATATTTTTCAATAAAAAATGCCCTTTATTTAATCTTGAAATAGAATTACTATTCTATTTCGGATCATTATTGACTATATTTTCATCATATTTGTATATTCTATTGAGCTACATATTCCCATCATACCAATACATATTTTTAGCTATAATAGAATTATTAATAGTAGCACTTGCAATTTTTATGAGAAAAAGCTAAAATAAAGCCGGAGCACTAAACTCCGGCCTTTAATCTCTCCAGTATTTCCCCATATATCCAATCCACATCCTGCCGGAAATACTTATACAACTGATAAGAGAAAACAAGATTATTACGGTTATCGGATATGGCCGTCTGCGCGCTAACGCCTAAGACCTCCGCTAATTTATTCCGAAGACCGTTCTTCATCTTCCCGCCGGCGAGAGTACTTGGAGAGTACAAAAACAGGATGATAAAGATGAATTTCTTTCTTTGGGTAACATTCCCCAACCTAAACATTTCCTTTTGAGAAATAATCTCTTGGAACCACCCATATAACGTTTCTATCATATTAAGGTCGGTCAATGTAGGTTCTGTTAATTCCTTCTCTCTTTCTGACAACTTTGATTTCTGCTCTCTGATGGATTTTATTTCCGCAATTTCTGAAAACATGGCACGATTATTTAAAAGTAAATATTTATATTTGCACTAAATAATCGTGTGGAGAGGTGACGTTACTGGTTGTTCGGGGCGTTGCCTCTTGTGTTTTTAGAATGGAAGATCATCTTTTGGTTGCTCAGGTTGATAAAGTGCCGATTGTGGACTGGCTTCTTGCTGAGCAGGTCTACTTCCCAATAATTCCAGCTTATCAACAAATATTTCTGTCACATACCGCTTTGATCCCATTCTATCCTCATACAGCCGGGTCTTGATCTTACCCTCGATATAGATTTGAGAACCCTTCCTAACATACTTTTCTACGACCTCGGCCAGACCTTTCCAAAAGACAAGGTTATGCCATTCCGTACGGTCCGGAACTTGGGTCCCGTTTTGAAGGGTATAACCCTTCTCCGTGGTAGCAAGCGATAGATTGGCGACCTTTGTCCCGGCAACATCTTTCACTTCAGGATCCTTGCCGGTATAACCGAGAAGGATTACTTTATTTACGCTCATAATTATACTATTTGATTATATTTTTCTGCTATTATCCTGAATCTTTCCGGATCGATCAACTTTGTAACAAATGCATTGAAAGCCTCTGTTGCTCTTTCAGTGTTACCTAAAGTATCACTGTTACCTGACATAGATACCGCCAGTTTTATATCCTCTCTCATAATATTTATTTCTTCTTAAACATGATCCTTCCCATGAAGGCTCGGTTAATACTATTCATTTTTGCTACGTTTCTCGATCATATAAATATTTTTACCATCATTTACCGTGACCAGAAATAACTTATCGCAATTTAGACATTTGCAATTATATAACCCACAGAGAAAAGATCCCTTTATGTATCTAGTCGAATGACAGAATGGGCATTTTATTGAATTATCCATAATTTTCAGGTATTATCATCCAGTGTGTAATGTCTTCATCATCAACATGACCATTTGACAAAGCCCACATACTTTTATTATATCCTTTATTCTCTCTTAACCAGCCTAAGACAAGATGTCTTATAGAATTTATATCAAATAACAGAACCTCTTCTCCGGGTGGCGGTAGCCGATCCTTCACGCTTACCCACGGGGATTGTTTTGCCTGCCATTCGGCACCTGCTTTGAAGTCCTCACGACAATTATCTTTGCGAAGCACATAGTCATCCGCATCCACCTCTTTGAGGACATTCTTGCGAAAAAACGTTTTACCTATGGCGTAATCCTTTGCCGCTTCTTCTACTGTCAGTCTCATATCAATCTTGCTCATATTTATTTATCTGTTAGGAATTTCTTATTCAAGTGCCCTTCTCTGATAAGCCATTCTATAGCGTCAACCACATTGTCCATCAGATTCTCTTTGTCGAAGGATTTTGCGCAATTGTAAGTATTGTCACCTTCCCCGTCCTCGATCCAGTCCGATGCGTACATTAACTCAACGAAATTTCCGGATAGGTAATAAACCATCCCGTCAATATCATCTTGATATGATTTAGGCATCATATCTATCAGCTTGGATAGAGACCAAGTGGGCAATACCGTATCTTGATACGCTTTACTTTTAATCCTTCTATATTCAAATGCGACCAGACGTTCGAACTCGTCAAGATACATGTCCGCCGTCTCCGGTCTCACCCCGGCCTCTAATAGCCGGGATGATTGTTCTTTATTCGTGCAAATTTGATTCATATTATAATTCGTTGTTAAAATATTCTTTACATTTAAAACCTTTTCTCGGGGTAAAGTCCTTGAAGTCGCAACTCATGTATAGCTCTTTCCTGTCAGCCCAATGTGCCATATCCTTTTGCCATTGTGGTATGACTTGGTTTGGATTATTAAGATCCCTGTATGGCTGGCAATGTAGTACAAACCTACGGCTTACGCCTTTCCAGTGATTTACCCTACGGTATGACTCCTTAAACTCCATAAGTATGCAATAAAGGAAATACTCGCCTTTAAATCCATGCTTGTCAATCAACCTAGCCGCCCTCTCGACCTCGGCTATCTGCCCGGGCGTGTCACATCCAAATCGTATCCGCTTTATCCATTTAACCCGTGCGAGAAGTCTGGCGATATCATCCGTTATCAGCCTAGCGTCCAAACCCTGATTAAAGTCAATCCTTAGTCCCATGGATACGATCTTCTCGATCTGCCGTAACCCATATTCGGATGCTAGAATATTGTTATCCATTAAGATCACGTGCCTCCGATCTCCGGCCACTTCCTCTATATCCATATACGGCGTTATGTTCCCTTCTTTGGCCGGCACGACACACCATTTGCATTTATTGGGGTATCCACGGGTCAAGAAACCGTATGCCTCTTTCTCTATGCCGTATATGCTATAATCAGGATATGTACGATCTATATCGTCAGGTAGGTTCCTCGTTATGTCATAACCGGTTCCTCCCTTCTCCACTTGATCGCAATTAGTCATATATTGCCGGTAATCCGGAGTGAATCCGAAGACCTTGGCCATATAGACCTTATCGTAATGATCGAAAGGATTGTACCAATCCACGGTGTCGCCTCTAGCCTTGTGGTATGAGCTTATTTTCATCAAGGCTAGATTGGGATATGAGCTATCAACGGCCAATAATCCTATATTATCCATATCTTTCCCTCAATTTATCGATGTAAGATAAGTACCATTCACGAGCTTTTTCCTTGGCTTTTTCTTCATCCTCAATACCTTCATAGAACTCATCTTCCTTGGAAAAAGGATCATGCTCAATAAATTCCTCGGTATTGCAGAAAGGGCAGGGGGTATCCCCGCCTATGGTCAATCCCCCAACCTCGCTATCATATGAGTCAAGATCCCATAGATAGCCGTCACAGCATATTGCGTCTGGATAAGATGCACCGAAAAAGGGAAACTCGGGACATTGTTTTATTTTCTCTTCCATATTTACCCCTCCTGAATAATTACGCATTCTATCTCTTCGTCCCATGTTACATCCACTGGATCGTACTCATACTCTCCATCGGACGTGCGGATCATTACCTCCGCTTCCGGATCTTGCTCTTGTAATAGAGCGATTAGTTCTTTATTTCTCATATCAAAACAATGTTTTCTCAATCTCGTAATTGTAAACCAAAACCTCCGTACTCTCCCTTATCCGAGAGTGAACGGACGTATGAGTGGTGACTTTTACTTCCTTATGGTTCCATTTGTTTTCATTGACAAAGGAGCGTAAGGTGTCAGTCCAGTAATTGCTGAGAATGAATTTACCATTGATCCGAGACAAAAGATCTAGCAGATCCGCAAGGTCATTCTCCCCATAACCATAATAATGACCTTGAACCGCCCCGGGATAAGGAGGATCAAGATAAAATAACGTATCAACGCTATCCCTGTTCTTGATAACTTTCAACGCGTCCCTACAGGAAATCTGCACCTCTGATAGGCGATCGTACAATTTCTCGTTGAACTCCTCACGCTTATTCCTGAAAACCTTCCCGAAGTGTGTCCCGGCGGTACCGTTACAGAATTTCCATCCTCCATACAAGCTACCAGAATGGCACTCATTTGCCATGATCCATACGGCCCAAGCCTTGTCTACATCTGAGACCTCAGATCGTCCTCGATAAATGTTCCTAGCCCTAATGTAGTCAGACTCGGAGTGTAGCGATAACCGGATTCTCTCACGTAACTCCTTAAATTTGGATGCGGACTGGCAGACCTTGAAAAAGTTTATCAACAAGTCGTTCTTGTCATTGATCACTTCTATCCCTGCTTTAGGCTTCGCAAAAAATACCGCTCCTCCTCCAAAGAATGGCTCGCAATATATCTTATGCCTAGGCATCATTGATACAATGCGTTCGGACAAGTTTTGCTTGCCTCCATAATATGTGATTGGTGTTCTCATATAATTTTATATTCTTTCTTTGCCCTCATCATAGATGAATGCATCTTTCAACTATGATGAATGTCTTTCTTTAGAAAACTAAGTATATGTTGTATAACCTTGATAGTCCATCCATTGCCCAACAAACGGTATATCTGCGTATCAGAGCAATCCCATTTGTACCAATCAGGAACGGTTTGTAGCCTAGAGCACTCGATCGGGGTCAATCTGCGGATAGATGATGTCTCCACTAGGGTCATGCCATTAGCTTGTGATCCTTTATATGAGGAGGCCAGTAATGAGTTCGATTTTCCGTCTTGATCTTTCAAGTTTCTTTCTTGTCGTACACTAAGTATGGCATGGCTTCTTCCGCTTATCTCGGCTAACAAGGCCGGACATTGTCCATTCGCATCATATACCCTGTTTTGTTGATATGGCTGGATACCCCCGCTTTCCTTACTCTCATTTAACTGGATAATCCTATGGAGCACATTGTTCTGTTCCCATGCGTTTGACGATAAGGTTGGTGCCTTGCCATGGAAAACATTACCCTTATTATTGCCCCTAGGTCTTTGCAGGATCAGGTCCATATCCGAATGGTTCCCTGATCCATGGCCTCCAGCTAAGAGACATGAGGCTTTGGTTTGATCTCTCCTTAACGAACCAAAAGTATTGATGATTTGGTAATTATGCCTAGAATCAATGGATCTCCCGGTCGAACTTCTTTGGCATGGTGCCTTCCCGTTTACCGAGATAAAGGTCCCGGTGTTATTGCATGTGCCAACGGCCATCAAGGAGACCGCTTTATCCCCGTCGATATGGGTGAATCGTTTCTCCATACGTTTATCGTTTGAGATATACCTAATGGCCTTCTCGCTCAGGTAATATTTCTCGTCAACCTCTTCCTCCAAGATATCCCTTAACAATATACCCTCGTCCTTTGGCTGCGGTATGTCGGAGTGGATCTCCCCGAACAGTCCGACCTCCCTTGTCCTTATGTTCGTCCAATACCACCGGTTCCGGTTCTGGGCCGACACCAAATTTGAGTTTATGTTGACTGGATGAACACCGCAATACTCAGTAATTACCCGCATGTGCTCTTTCTTCATGTTCACGTTCTCAAGCAAGAAGAACACATCCGGGTTCAATGCCTTCACGTGGTTCAGTATGTCCACGAATACGAAGAAGAGCTTGCTTCGAGGATCATCGAAAGCCAGTTGTTTGCCGGCGAAAGAGAATCCTTGGCAAGGACTTCCTGCCAGTATGAGATCTATCGTTCCCCAATCTATCTCCCATTCCCTCCACTTGGTCACGTCCCCTAAATGTATCGTATCCGGGAAGTTCAGCCTCGTTTGGGATATGGCGAACTTGTCGATCTCGCTCGCATAATAATGCTCCGGTTCAATCCCGAGTTCTCTTAATGCGATCCTACCACAAGACATTCCGTCAAATAAGGATAAAACATTCATGTCTCTCTTGTTTTAGCAAAAACTACGCTTTCATGATCCGGCCTCAGATGGGCCATGCAAGCCTTGCTGTATTCGCAGTGTCCGATCTGCAACGCTTACAATCGTGCCAATAGGCACTATTCTTAATTTTTCTACTGTTTTCATTTTTTTAGCTTGATTATTCTGATTCCATAATCTTTTTCAGAAACTCCAAATGATCCGGAAACGGGACGGAGTTCTTACCTTGCTTCTCGTATCTTTCTTCTCGTTGTCTTTCCTGTTCTTCCCGGTCGTATTTCTCCAGTTGCCTTTTTCTGTATGCTTTGAACTCAATTAGAGCAGACATGATCACCATAGGATCCACAACACCGTAAAAGGTGCCATATTCGCCAGTTTTCAACTTGAAGAAAAAAAGCAACAATTCGGAAGCTTTCAGGTAATAGTATTCCACACGTATCATCACGGAAAGCTCCAAAACCTGTTGGAATGTAGGCTTCTCTTTTACACCGGCAAACTTGTACAAGTCCATCAGTTGAGCAATTATCCAAGTATTCACCTGTTCATCTGGATAGGTTTCTCCGAGCAAAGCCAATGAAGGCGCATTCCCCTTGAACGAACGTTCCACATTTTGAGCACATACAACCTGTAATGAAGGATTGAACTTTTTAGCGAAACTTTCACCGTCCCCGTATCTATTTACTACTAACCGTGTCCTTTCCGAAAGCTTTTGCGGCATATTCGAGGATTTCACGGTCTGTTTGTTCCTCTCGTGATTTTGCCCCGTTTGGAATTGCCGGATAGTTTCTGCTATTCTTGTTGTCATAATTACCTGATATTACTTTCTCAAAATTCGTTGGTTTGATAAGCCAATCGAAAGATGCTGTCCAGCCTTTTTTGTTCTGCCCTTTCAGGAAATCGCTTTGGTATGCCCTATGAATCATGTCGGCAAACGTCTTTTTGCCATAAGATTTTATACGTGCGTTAATCATCCCTTTACGGCTATCAGAAAGCGGAGTCCTGACCGTACCAAATACACCTTTTGTTTCTTCATTGAAGAATTTGACAAGTTCGGAGTAATCGATATGTTCGGCGTGGGGCTGCGAAGTCCCACATACAAGAGATTCGTCAGAATCTCCTATATTATTTTCTTTCTTATCTTTATTAACTTTGTTTCCTTGCTGTTTCCGAGGTGTTTCCTTAGTGTTTCCTTGCTGTTTCTTTTCCGTTTCCTCTCGTATTATTTGCGAATTGTATTTATCGTAATTACAGATAGTTATAACGGTTTGTCCTGTTTCCTTTGGTGTTTCCTTTATTATCATTTTGTCCTGTATCAGTAGATCCAAGAATGAATTTACCTTCTTTGTAGACCACTGCCAACGACCAGCTAAAAACCGCAATGAAGCAAGAATCTGGCCCCTCTTAACCTCTATAAACCTATTGCCGATAAGTTGTTTCGTGTCTTCAAATCGTGCGCTCTGAATCAAATCAAGCCATGCTTCAAACCTCGAATATATGCGCTCTTCGCACCACAATTGGTGCTCAAATAGTCGCCTGCTAATAGGTATGTAATATTCCATAATCAAATCGCATAATCACAATTTCGTTTGCTATCCGCAACAAAACGTTTGTTGAAAAAATTGCAATAAACCACTTTGGGATTGCCTTTCATTACCGGAACCGGTGTCCCGTGACAACATTTCGAACAGGTGTCCGGTCTGATAACCGGACGGTCACTTTTCCTTGCCATATCCTAAAATCTTACATTTGTCAATTGTCGTCCTTTCGAGAATACCGCCCACTTGCCATTTCCAGTATCTTTCAAATGCAAATCGGAAACTTCACCGAAACGGTTGATGTTACCGCATAAATCCACAAACCACGCCGTCTTTCCTTTGTATGGACGGATGCAACGGCCTACAATCTGGTAATACATCGCAAGCGACATGGTAGGTCTGGCCATGACAACCGTATCAAGCTCTGGGTAGTCGAATCCGGTGGTGAGTACTCCGACATTGGCAACGACAGGTATTTCACCGGTCTTGAACGATTCAAGTATTCTTTCACGCTCTTTCTTTGGGGTATCACCGGAAACAATGGCGCATCCGGGTATGGACATCGTCAATCGCTCTGCCTCCTTCAAGAATCTTGTAAAAACAAGGATCCCTTTTCGTTTACCTCCTGCCTTCGGATTCATCAGCCGTTGGACTATATGAACGATGTAACTATAAAAGTCTATCCGTTCATATTCCTTTTGGACTGACTTATCGGTATAGTCGGCTCCGGTAGTGTTTATCTTCAAATTGAGTTCGTTCCATCCGGTAGGATTCATCGGATAGTAGTTCACCTTTGAGAGATAGCCCATATCAAGCAAGGTCGATACCTGTACATGATAAATGACCTCTGAAAACACATGGGGCTTTGTCCGGGTTATGAATTTTAGCATAGAGCCGAAGTCACGGCTGGAACTCAAACGATATGGCGTTGCCGTTAATCCAAGAACCTTACACTTCACAGCATCGAAGAAATCCTTGTACATTCCCTCTATCGGATTCACAAGGTGACACTCGTCCACGATGATATTCTTGAAGTGGGCAAAAAGTTCCGGATGGCTTTTCACGCTACCGATGGTTGCGAATGTTATCCGGCTTATCTCTTTTGAATTGAAGGAGGCGGAATAAATGCTACAATCGAGAATCCCGTAAGAACAAAGTTTCTTGAAGTTCTGTTCAAGAATTTCCTTGCTCGGCTGGAATACCAATGTATGACCGTCAAGTCTTGAAGCGATGTCAGCTATGATAAGGCTCTTTCCGCTTCCTGTAGGCAATACCATGATAGCATTTGTTTTCTTCGCCTTGTTATTGAAGAAAGAAACGGCAGCATCAGAGGCTTTCTGTTGGTAATCTCGTAATACATAACTCATAGCCCTTTCTCCTTTCGTAACTTCTTATTAAGTGCTTTGTAATACTTGATTAATTGTTCGTACTCAAAATCAGTCATTTTAGTAGTACCAGCAGCTTTCACTTTTAGTAAAGCAAATTTCTGTTGTCCGATTTTAGCAATTAGATTCACCCGATAGCCTTCCAAATGGTCGGCTTTGAACCTGTTGCAGTGCCGGCATTCGGCATGGCAATTATTCTCATCAAACCGTGTTGCCAAATGTGTACGACTGAAATAGTGCCCGCAGTCCGCTTGTGTAAACGGCTTTATCTGTCCGCACGAGATACATCTAAAATACCCGTTTGGCATTGCATCACGAAGCCGGATAAAAAGGGAAAACTCTTTGTCGAGCTTAGCTTTCAAATCCGGCTTCTTTTTCACTGTTACCCCCGCTTTATCAAACAGAGGTAAAGGCTTGTCTTTCTTCTTAGCCTTTGTTCGTTTTATGTAGTACGGCATATTATTCTTTTAGTTCAACTCCCAAGCATAATACTTTGTCAGACACACCTACATCATCAAATTCAAGTTCTGAATAACTTGTTTCGTATGGATAAGGATATATCTTACCGTACTTTTTATGCAACTTAATTATGTCTTCATCCGTCAATTTGCGTCTGATACGCATCTCGATTTCGTAGTCATCGGAAAGATTCTCAATAACCTTTCTAAGCTGACCTACTGTCTTAATTTTGTCTATTCTCATAATCTTTCCCAATTAAAAGCCCCGAAGCGTATTCTCCGGGGCACAACCATTATTTACTAACCCTTGCCATTTATGTGTGGCTCACATTTATGTGGAGATGGGGCGATTCGAACACCCAATTAAGGACTTATCCTTTTGCGCTACTTCTAAGGTTAATTACTCCTTATATCTCACGTACCGTACTTTCTACCATGTGCACCTCTCGAAAGTCAAAAGCACTCCACTGCGCACCCCCATTTTCGCCCGCCCCATCTTCACAGACCGGACAGGCAGGTTAACAAAGTTATTCCATATAAGCCATTGAAAACTCTTTCGGAATAAACCGCCCGACCGGGATAGGTTTAGCAGATTCAATGGCTGTATGGATTTCCCTCTTTCTGAACTCATGTCCCTTTTCTTTGGCTTGTTTCTCACATTCTTCCTCTTTGTTTTTGAGATAGTGGGTAATAAGCATCATCGCTCTGTCAACGTTGAAGGTGTTCACGACAAAAGTCTGAACTCTCTCGTCTTCATTCTCCCCATCCGTGAATGTGATTTTCGTCTCAATCTGATAGAATTTCTTTTCATTGGGCTTGGAATCTCCCTCTTCTTCATCTTCTTCCGTTACAGAATCGTTTAAAAGGAATGTATCTTTTAATTCTTCGAGGGTGGCATCATCTACCTTGCGTTCTTTCAAATTATCAGTAAGAATCACACAAGAATCGAACTCCTTGACCATTGTCAAGGTGAATCCGAACATATAGTTTAGTTCGATGTAATCTTTCAAGATACTACAAGAATTTTCCAATCCGGTGGCATACAGCAGGAACTTATGTTTCTTGTCCCCTATTTGTGCCTGTGCAAGATAGGGATATAAGAATTTGTTCTCGTTCTCGAATGCCAAGCGGTTCTGGTTGCTGACTTCCACTTCCTTAATGCCGTCAGCTTCCATACTGAAACGAATTTTCGCCAAAGTGTCTTGGTCTATCAGCGTGCCACGGTCAAAAAGAATTTCATTCCGTTCGATGGTTACTGTTTCACCTGTATCTTCATCAATGAAAGATTCCTCCCATGTTTTGAGGACACGTTTTGCAAGGTACATGTTGAGCATCTTCTTTGGGTCAGATGTCACATACCGGATTTCTGTTTTTCTTGTTTCTATCATAACTAAATAAATTCTTGATTTCTTTGTATTTCCTGCTGGGCGTATATCAGCATTTGATGTTCATTTGCAGCCGGCAGATAGATACCTGCCACTGATGCACTCCAATTACGGAAACGGTCAATACTCAGGGTCATTTCACCTGTTGTCAGTTCGGCAGAACTGCGTAAATAGGTTACTTCATTGCCTTTCTTGTTGACCGTCTTACGTTCAAACAAATCACGGTTGCAAGTCCTCTTATAAAAATCAATTTTTGCTTCATCGAGGCTGCAACCGTATTCACTACCGAAATACCCTAAAAGAAGATGCAAGTAGCTGTTTTGGGCAAGCGTGCGGTTAGGAAGCTTCTTTTTTACTTCCACAACGGCCCGCTCCTTGAACAGTTTATTTACATACTCCTTAAACTTGGGTATTTGGTATTCATTTTTCAAGTCGTATATCATCCATTTCCAAAGATTTTAGTATCGGTTATAAGTGCTCTGTTTTCTTCCAAGAACCGGATAAACTCCTCACAATGATTAGTAAGAATAGGAATATCACGTTCAGGATTGAAAACGTATGTTTCTGTATAGGTATCTACCACATAGCCGCCTTTGTTGAACTCTACAATGTTATACTCAAATGTCCGTACATCAGAACCGTTCTTCATTAAAGCGTATGGATATACTAAATGCTGGTGGTGATCTTTGAACTTTCCCACGGTATAACTACCGGTTGTTTTGATGTCGTGAACACTGGTAGGCATCAGTTCGTCAATCAGACCGTAAACCAATACATTGCCGTATGCAGTCGGAAGGATTGCCTCTACACGTTGCTGCGTCAACGCCCCTTTGTAGTAATTTGCGAACTCACGACAAAGGGATATAGGAAAGACAAATGAACGATTGTTATAAACGGCTTTCAAGGCTATAACCTTTTGCTCGCCATTCCCTATATCAGAATATATCTTTTCTACCTGCACCGTTTCAGATTTCCGGTTCTCAATCATACAGTCAATGACCTCATTAAAAGCCGTACCCTTGTCGGCAACTTCGCTGTCAAACGGTTTACGGTTAATACGGTCTATCAGTTCTTGGAACTGCTTCTGCTGAAACTCTTCTTCTGTACAAGGCGGATTCTCACTCCACCCATAATAACGCTCATATATGACATCGCTATTAAGGTAATTGAAGTAAGAATCCAATAATGTAGCATATATCTTATACTTAGGCTGCATCTGAATAAGTTTTAGTCTCTTTGTTAAAAATCAGTCCTAATTCTTTCGCCTTAGCTGCCAACATCATTGAGGCTTTCATCTTTGAACTTCCCACATGGTTGAAATCATCAATATGGGCGATAAAGTCATTCGCTGAAGCTGCGTCGGCAACTAATTCTAAACAACCTGTTATATCAGATAGCACTTTGTTATATGCTTCTTGTTCAGCCTTTTTTGATTGCAACATAGTAAGATATGGAGCAATAATCCGAGTAGAGATAAAATCATTCTTGGTCGTCGGATTGCCGTTTTTGTCAAGGATGGTAGGTACTTCCATCACTGAAGGCAAGTTACAAGTATTCTTTCCGTCATTCCTTGATGTCGGATCGAAAGTAATAGTACGTCTCTGCACTCCTCTCTCACTCTTCATTTCCAAGTAACCTAACAAATCAAGTTCGGTGACGATGGAGTTGTAGGACTTCTCACGTAAGGCAGGAATAAACACCGTATCATCACCCTCTTTTCTTGTGTCACGATGGGCAACAAAAATGATATGTTTCTTCAGACTTGATAGCGTTCTTGTCATCCAAGAAAATTCAGCATTGATACCGCCCCAATCTCGAATAGATGGCTGCCTGGTTCCACATTTATAAGTGATGATAAAATCCATCATCTTACCAATGGTATCAACCACAATAGTCTGATAAACAGACAAATCTTCTTGCAAAACCAGCTGAACATCATTCCAAGAAGTGACCTGCACAGTGTCAATATTCTCCAAATGAGCCATATTCATACGCTTAACACCATTGTCAAAATCCAACAACAGAGGCTTTGGTGCACTCAAAGCTACTGTGCTCTTACCCATACCTGCTTGACCGTAAATCATCATCTTTACGTTTGTTGGAATATTCAATTCCGTTGATTTTCTGATTAAACTCATGATTGTTATATTTTTAGTTAGTAATTATATTAGAGACTTCAATAAAGGATCTATACCATCCTTCAATTCTTTAAGTTTCTTCAGCGAATAAACTTTAGGACTATTCCTATGTACACCAGCCCTTTTCCAAGTCAATGCTCCCGTAGCGCACTGATGAGCCAACCACCTTCTACCAAATCCAAGTCGTATAGCTTGCGTTTCCGTAATCTCATCAATGACCGGATCCTTGGAGATCGCATATTCGCTGACAGCTTCTTTCGCGGCCGCTTTTATTATTTTCTGTAATTGCCAAACGTCAAGTTCCATATAATAAAGGCATATTACGCCCTCTAATTTTTACACGAACACGGGCGATAAGTTCTACATTGGCATTAGAACGGGTTCGGATTTGTTGCCGTTTCATGTCTAAATGACTATCAACACAAAGAATAATCAAAAGTACACAAGCAACAAATGATCTCATGGCCGGCGAAAAGTCCAGCGTCAACCGGATACCTGATATCCTCTCGGCTAACTTTAATGCCAACTCCCTCCCATTCCGAACACCCAAAATTAAAAATGCTGTCTGAAGCTGGTTATTTATCGTACTTACTGCACGATGCTTCAATACGGCAATCTCCTTTTTTTCATACCCGGCTGCGTACATTTGTGCTGTAATGTCACATTCGGGCGTTAACTCGGTAAATACTTTCATAATCGTGTGTATTTAAAGTTTGAATCAGGAATCTCTAAATACTGTAACTATCCCTTTCGGAACATTAGTTTCCGATCTCCACTTATGTCCATTTTTGTACCCTTGTGCATTAAGCAATGAAACATTGTTGCGCACTGTGCAGACTTTATCGATAGGAAATTCTACTTTCTTCCCTTTCTTTAAGTCTCTCATACGAGGCATAATTTCCACTTTTTTCTCCATAAACTGATTATATTTAATTGAATGTGGACGGAACCGGTAACGATCCGGCATACACACTTCCGGCTGTGTGCAGAGCATTCCATACGCCCGCCCGTTTGCCGGGGTTTTCACCCGGCTGCTTTTGCTAATCTAAACACAAAACGAATTAAACAACTTCAAGAAAAGCCTTAATAGCCAACATTTTCTTTTCAGCTAACACTTTGGCAGCTTCTTCTCGATTTTTCCAATCTTTATAAAGTTCGAGGTCCTTTTTTGTACTTTCGAGGTCTTTATTAAGAGACGACACCAATTCAATCAGTTCCTCTCTTGTCATTTCTTCAATACCTTTTGTTTCCATATACATTATTATTAATAGTTACCAACTTTTTTCTTTATAAATGGCGATCATTAGAATAACCGACATCACGAATGTTAATACGTGAAACGGATTAAAAAACATGCCAACAAAACAGGTAGCCGACATCAGTACTGCGCAGATGAATAAAATTAGCTGCACTCTTGAATAAAAAATTACTCTTTTCATAAGCGTTAGAATTAAATTGTACCCGGCAACCGATTCGATCGGCAGCATCACACAATTATGCCGGGCTATATATTAAAGCGACATTCGATAGACCGTTTAACACCGATCCGGGACAAGTCAACCGGACTTCACGGACACGACATAATATCCAATATCGCCAACCTTATTACCTTCATTAATAAGTTAGTTTATAATCCTTTCGTTTCAACCCCATTTCTGTGGGTACTAAGGTGTAAGTAAGAGAAAGAACCATCAGAAGTGACCGGGTGAGATATGCCCTACGCCCACCCGACCGGGCTTTAGTAAGCCGTTATGAAGTTTTCTACTTTGAAGCTTCTGAATCCATTCGCATCTACATCGAAGTAGCGGACAGTTTTGTAGTTTTCTGATCCAGTTCCTTTTATTAGGCTCTGAACATCTTTGAGAGTACCCTTAGCACGGCGAAGCGATCCATCTGCCTTTTCATAAGCGAACGTTACAATACCTCTGTGCATTTGCTTTGTCAACCGGTATAAAGCCCATGCGCGAGAAAGACATACGGCGAATGCTTTACCGGTTGTTCTCATTAGCTCATAAGCCATACAGAATACTTTGTGTCTAAAATTTGAAGTTTTCATAATCGTGTGTATATTAAAGTAGTCCAAAGACTACCGGTTAAAACTTGATACAATGTGGTGAAACTTTGCTTTATCCACCCCTCTAAATGAGGCTTCATTAAGAATGTGATCAGCGACATTATCATTAACCTTGATTGCCTTTAGCGTATTAATATCAATATGATAAGGTTCGTCGGTTGGCTTTGCGAGAGGCACGTAGCCTGTAAACGGAAAATTTCGTCTGCCGATTGGCCAAACTATATAACCATGAGGATATTCATCTACAATCTCGAAAATATCTTTACGATTGTAATTCTCAGTAACTAATATATTCATAATCGTGTGTGTTTATGTGTTAGTATAAATAGTTGTTCATTGCTTCGTAGCCACCAAATATTTCGGCAACAGGATCGTTAGACCAATCCAGTGGGGTGAGATATTCAACCTCTCTTTCGAGAGTTTCTATTTCATCAGAGAGGATTTTCACGATCTCTGACTTGCTGTCTACATTATATACATAGCAGACTTCTTCTTCGCTAATCGTGCTCAACGCTTCTAACTCGCCTCTTTTGTTTTCGAGTTCTGCTAATGCTGTTTCATAAGATCGTGCCATAATCGTGTATTTTAATGTATTCGTATTATTGCTTTACTCAACACGATCGCTTACCTTTGCTTTCGTGATTGATTGATGATGCAAAGATATGAACTTAATTCATATAATCAACGCTATATATGAACTATTTTCATATATAAATAGTTAATTTATGTTTTATGGCTATAAATCAAGAATTTAAAAACTTAATTAGCAGGATTAAATATGAATATTCACTCAATCAATCCCAAATAGCTGATAGTTTAGGGGTTAAAAAGACATATTTATCTGATATGATAAATGGTCGTGTACCATATAACGAAACCATGAGCAAAAAAATCAGTGAGATTTTCCCGGTTGTCAACAATGAACAAAGTTCATATAACAAAACCATAAAAATAACCGAATCTGACATAAACGAAAGTTCTTTTAGTGGGACTTTAGTATATGATATAGATGCGACTTGCGGGATGGATAATAGAGAAATAGAATTTGCAGAAGATAGAATTATCGGTTCAGTTAATTTGCCAGAAATAAGTAAAACTGCCAAAATAGTAACGGCTAATGGTGATAGCATGGAACCAGTAATATATAATGGGAATAGAGTTGTTATTCGAGAAATATTTAACTGGGAAGACATCTTCTACGGGCAAATCTATTTAATACTTTTAGACGAATATAGGATGATTAAATATATCCGCAGATATGAACAGGATGAAAAAAACTATATTATCCTACGTAGCGAAAATTCCAGATATGATGATATAAAATTACACAAAAGTAAAATAAGAAAACTCTTTATTGTAGAAAACATATTATCAGTTAAAACCCAAATATGATTCCATGAAATTCAATCATTCAGTACATAAACATTATTTAACCTTTCCGTATTCTTGCGTACATTATATAGAGTGGTTATGAAGAAAGAGAGTTGGGCGTTATTATTAAGTTCTGTAGCTGTACTTATTAGTTTAGTTGCAATATGTGTAGCTTGTCCGCATAAAGCAGAATTGGGATTTGATTACCAAGGAGTGATAGTAGGAGTATTATCATTGTTAGTGACAATTCTAATAGGATGGCAGATATATACATTTATAGATATAAATAAGAAAAGCAAGGAATTAGAAGAAGCTAAGACCGCGGCACTCATAAGCACGGAAAGAAATAACGCTTTAACAACCAATGCTATTTCTGATTTTTATTATTACATTTTACTTAAGTCTGATCCTTTAGGAGTTGAGTATCGATTTTTAGATTACAGAATAAGCTCATTATACCACTTTTCGAATATCGGAGAAATTGAGACTTGTAATACAATAGTTAAGGTGCTTTTGGAGATGATTGTTGTTCCAGAAGATATCAAGGTTTTAGAGAGTGGGAAAAATAGAATACTTATGTTGCTCACAAAAGTAAAAGATACAGATAAAATTATAGGATATGAAGAATTAGTTTCGAGAATTGCACGATTAGGTATTATGCCTAAGCAATCAAAGTAATTTATGTAAGCTTTCAATTATCTCATCTTGGACTTTCTTATACTCTTCGGGAGATAACAGTTTTAATCCCGAATATTGAAGTAGATGGTTCAAATGACATGGAAAAGAAGCGTTAACATTGCGTCTATTCCAAATATCACATTGAATTTGTACATCTGATTTATAGCGTTCAATTGCTAAATTCAGAATAGACTCTTTGGTAGCCTGTTGATACGGAAGTTTATTATTGTCATCCATAGTGATAAAGCAAAGACGACAACCCCAAAGTTGCGGTTTGAGGAAGTCGCCTATATAGTCCCTTACGGGAACAGTTAAACAATTTAGTCGGTATCATCCGCAACTTGATACAGA